GGGCTTTGCCGGATTTATGGACGATATACGAAAAAAGACCGGGGGAAACACAAAGGCGCTTGAGATGTTATTCGGGGATGAGAAAATCGCCCGGTCTATCAGCATCCTTACCACGACGGGCGCGGAGGCGTTCAGTGAAGCCCTGGGCATAATGTCAAATTCACTGGAGACCGTGGACGCGGAATTTGCGAGAGTAACCGACACCCCTGCGGAGCGATGGAAAAAAGCTGTTAATAAAATTCAGAACGCGGGAATAAGTCTCGGAACCACAATCCTTCCCGTGGTCGAGCGCGTTATAGGGAAGATAACCGAAATCGCCAACCGACTGTCCAGCGTCGACTTTAGTCAATACAGCGGAACTATTGACAAAGTTTTTTCAAAGATCGAGGGACTCGTCGGCGTGATTGTCGGGCTTGTAAAAACGGCGTGGACTCTGCGTTATGTGATAATAGCAGTGGTCGGCGCTCTGGCTATTTACCACGGAGCGCTCATGCTCGCCGCGGTATATACAAAAACCTTTGTGGTCTGGCAGGGCATACAAAAAACCGTCATGTTTGCCGTCACGCTCGTCACTAAAGGCCAGGCCGCGGCATTGGCGACATTAAAAGCGGGGAGCCTCGGTTATGCCATAGCTTCCAAAGCCGTCGCCGTCGCCGAGGGTATTAAAGCGGGAGTTATAAGCGCTGGCGCGATTGCCACGAAAATAGCGACAGCCGCGCAGTGGGCGCTCAACGTCGCAATGGCGGCAAACCCAATCGGCCTCGTCGTGGCCGCCGTCATCGCGCTCATCGCCGTGATGGTTTTGTTAATTAAGAACTGGAAAAAGATCACCGCGTGGGTAAAAAGTAACACGGAAAAAGTGATGTTTTTCTTTACCGTTTTATACGGCCCCATCGGAATGGTCATTTCCATGATCAAAGAACTGGTGTCGAACTGGCAGAATATAAAAAAGGCTCTTGGCGGAGCGGGACTGTTTGACGCTATAAAAAAGATCGGCACGTCAATTAAAACCTTCATACAGCCGGCCATAGACTGGTTTATGGGCATTTGGGAAAAAGTAAAAACGTCCGTTTCAAGTTTTTTTCAAACAATCGGAAGCGCCATTAAAAACTTTTTCACGCCCGTTATAAACTGGATCACCGGAATTTGGCAGACGGTCAGCGGGGCCGTGGTCGGCGTTTTCAAAAGAATATGGAACGCCGTCAGCACCTTCTTGCAGCCGATATTCACATGGATTGCCGAAACATGGCAAAAAATAGTTTCGTTCTTTAAGGACAACGCCATCATCAACGCGATAAAGGTCATCGGAGGCACTCTGCTTTCGGGCATACTCGCGCCAATACAGGGACTCCTTGAGATACTTTCCTATATACCCGGACTCGGACACCTCGCCGGAAAGGGCGCGGATAAAATTCAGGAGTTCAGGAACTTCCTGAAGGGAAACAGCGGAGCCGAGGCCGTGGACAACGCCGTGCCTGAAACCGTAAAAGCCGAAATATCGCCGTTAGGCGACACTCCGGCGATGACGGTAACGCCGGACATCGATTACGCGGACTTTGATATACCGGGCGTTAACGCGGGATCGGGAAAATCGAAACTGCACGGCGTGGTCGACATCTCAAACGGAGCCAGAGCGCCTGTTATTCCGAACATTACGGACGGAAGCAGGCCGGGAACGTACACGGCAAATTCCGCAGTGAACACGCCGTCCGTTTCCGTTCAGGATGCCATAGGAACGGCAGCCTCCGGCATTACCAGCATTTTGCGGGACATACTCGCGTCCACAAGGGCCATAGAAGCCACGACAACGCTCGCTGTGGCGGCTCTGGAGGCTCCGGCGACCATAACCCTAGCCGTGCCGTCGCGCCCTATAAACACGGGCCGTTCTGACAGGGAACGCGCGGACGCGGAAGATCCACGGAACATACCGCCAGTAACCAGCGACGAGCGAATGGCTTACAGCCTGCGGGAAAACAGGGAGACGCTGGGCATCGAAGTGGCCGCGGCGCAGGGAACACAGGCGCGGATCGTGCGCCGTCCGCGCTCGCCGAACATCCACATCGTCAACTCCGGAGGGAACGCGTAATGGCAACGCCGAAAGAGGGAAAATACACAGCGCCCAGCGGAAAAGAACACATATTCGCATACGGCGACGTGAGCAGGGAAACCGAATTAAAAACGGGAGTCTACACCTATCCGATGCGCGACGGAGCGCGGGTACAGCATCAGGGCAAGGGAGCGACGACCTTTCCGCTTGAGTGCATTTTCCACGGCGAGAAATGTATGGAGGACGCGTCCGCGTTTGAGGAGGCTCTCATCGAGCGCGGAACCGGGGAATTACAGCACCCTATATACGGAACCTTCAAAGTAAAGCCCACCGGAAATATCACGCGAGACGACAAGCTGGTTACAAGCGCGAACCAGTCCACCGTAACCATAACCTTCACGGAAACAATAGACGACGATGACGAGGATCACCTGAACGAAGTGGCCGCGGACGAGGTAGACGAAAACCACGACGCGTTTGAGGATGTCGCCGCGGAGGATTTTGCCGAAAGCATAGCGGACGTTGAGTCCGTGGGAGAGGAACTCGCTGTGCAGGCGGCGCTGGAAGCCCAAACCCAAACCATAATCGACAGCCTCCAGCCGATTGCCATGTCCGATAAAAAAACATTTGCGGACTGGCTCGCTTCCGCAAACGAACTCAAGGACAAGATAAAACGGCTTTATCAAAAGGGAATGAAGATCGCCGGAAAGGTGGAGAGTACCTATTCCAAAGCCCTCGGCATAGCGCGGCTCACGCTGCGGCTCATGAAACTGCCGGCGAGATTATCGGTAACACTGCTGTCAAAATTACAAGGCTATTCCGCGCTCACGACCTCTTTAATAAACCAGTTCAGGAACGATCCGTTTGACATTAAAAAAATTGAAAAAGCGTATTCCGCTGCCGTTCTCGGAATTTCGGGTTCCATAGCTTCCATCGCTTCAGGCGCGGCGATCAGCACGGCAGAGGCCGCGGCATCGCCCGGCGGCAGCTCGGCGACGAAAAAAACACCCAGCCAGACATCCTCAAGCCAGAGCGCGTCAAGCGAAACGTCCAGCGCGTCATCGTCTGCCGGAGGATACGTTTTGTCAAGCAGTAATTCGGGAGCGGCTTCACGCGAGGCGGCCGTGGAAGCCGCCAGCAAGATTATAGAAATGCTTGAGAGCATGGCCGTATTCAGCGATTCCAAAACAGGCCAGGACGTATTTGTGGACGCAAACGCCGCCAGTTATATCGCGCTCAACACGCTGGTATATCAGAGCGCCCAGCTTATTATGAACGCGTCTTTTTCGCTCCCCATGCAGAGGACGTTCACGCTGGATCGGGATCGTCAGGTGATAGAACTATGCGCCGAATTATACGGCACGGTCGACTGCCTCGACGATTTTATTATTTCTAATAATTTTAACATCGACGAAATAGAACTGCTGCCGATGGGAACGAGGGTGACGCATTATGTCCAGAGTGCATAAAGTAAAGCAGGGCGACACCCTCGGCTCAATCGCCCTGCGGTATTTGGGATCGTCCTCAAAGTGGCCGAAAATAACAGGAACGAATCCGCAACTGGCCAGCCGCCGCAAAGCGTCGGACGGCTCGCCTATTATTATTGAAGGCGACAGCCTTATTATTCCAGAAGACGAAACCTCGGCGCGTCCGTCAAGTAATACAAGCACCCAAGCCGAAACGATAACCCTCTCCGACGCGGAGCAGGACATAACAATAAAAATCGACGGCAAAAAATACACGGGATTTACCGGATACGAATTAAACCTCGCTTATGATACGTTTGACACCTTCAGTTTTTCCGCGCCGTATAGCGAGGCCATGACAAAACTGCGCGACGCTATAGTTCCATTCGCGTTCAAGCCCTGCGAGGTTTATTATGACGGAGTTTTGGTTCTCAAGGGAACGCTCCTCACGCCCGATCCCGAACTGACAGACAAATCCGGGGAGATTACTTTGCAGGGATATCCGCTCTGCGGCATCCTCAACGACAGCATGGTTCCCCCTACAAAATACCCGCTTGAGTGCATGGGCATAAACATGAAAGGCATCGCCGAGGCCGCCTGTGATCCTTACGGCATCCCGGTTATATTCGACGGCGACATCGGCCCCGACTTCACGGAGGTCAGCATAGAACCGACCGAAAAGATATTGGATTTTTTAACCAAGCTCGCAAAACAAAGAAACCTGTTATTCACTAACACCGAAAAGGGAGAACTGGTTTTTTTTACCGCGAAAAAAGAAAAGGCGTTTGTCAGTTTCACTGAAGGCAAAACGCCGCTCCTTTCGGTCAAGCCGAAATTCCAGGCGCAGGAGTTTTATTCGCATATAACAGGCTTCACAAAAACCGACGCGGAATATCCCTCGTATTCGTACACGCTGGAGAATAAATATTTAATTAACAAGGGGATCATGCGCCATCATTCCGTGACCATCGACGACGCGGAAAACGAAAACGATCTCGCCAATTCCGTGAAGGCTTACGCGGGCAGGATGTTTGCGGACTGCGTTTCATTCGAACTGGAATGCGAAAACCACGTCAACGCTGACGGCGAGCGATTTAAGAANNGTATGGGCGTGTGCGTATTGGCTCCAACCGCCATGATCTCAAGGGAAACAAATTTCATCTGCCGAAAAGCAAAACTGGTGCGGACTGCCGAAACCGGAAAAACCGCCACGCTCACCCTAGTCCTCCCCGGATCATACACGGGGGAATTACCGGAGGCGTTTCCGTGGGAATAATAGCGCGGGTGATAAAGCACACCTTTGACAAATTCGTGACGCTTACTGGCGAGACGAGAAAAGATTTTAATTTTAATACGCTTTTATACACGCCAGCCGGAGACGATTCCATTCCCCTGAAGGACGAGCGCCTGATACTTGCCAAAGTGGACGGAACCGGAAAATACGTGACCGTGGGCGTTCTCACGCCGTCGCAGGGAGCGAAACCGGGAGAGAAGATATTTTTCGCGCGTAACGAGGACGGGGAGATCGTAAGCAAGATGTCGTTCCTGAACGACGGCACGGTTCTGCTTGAGGCTGACGGCGACGTTACGGTAAAAACAAAAAAAAATCACATAACAAACGCCGACGAAAATATAAAACAAACCGCAAAAAAAGATTTGACATCAAAAGCTAAAAATATAACAGGGGAGGCAGAGGCGAAAAATACAATAAAAGGCGCGGACGTGGAAATCAACGGAAAGACGGAAATAACCGGAGGCACTCTTAAATGCAAAGGAACGGCGGCCCCCACGGGATTGGGGTGTTTTTGCGCCAAGCCGTTCTGCATCATCGACGGCTCGCCGCATATCGGCGAAATGGTCACGGCCACATAGGGGATATTCTATGCCAATGAACGGGAACGCTTTAGGCACGGAAATAGCCCAGGCGATAATGAGCGCGAAAGCCACACCGCAAGCGCAGGCGGCGTGTATAGAACTCTGGCAAAAAATAAGCGGCGTTATTGTGAAGCATATTCAGGACAACGCGGACGTATTGCAGGGCATCGCGTTAACGGCATCCGTCGATCCGTCAACCCATCAGGGAGGCGGCTCGACAACCGCGACGGGGAAAATAAAATGAACTTGCAAAATTTTGAGGGCGACCTCCTGCTGGTCGACACGCCGGACGGAGGCGACATCATAATAACGGACGGGCTTATAACAAGCGACCGCGCCATTGCCACCGCCGTATACCTCTCGCTCTTTGGAGGGAATCAGGACGACAACGGAAAAACAAAAAATAAAAGAACGTGGTGGGGTAACACGCTGCGCGGCGTGAGCGAAAATCAAAAGCTCGTCTCGCGCTTTCAGGCGATCATATTCGGAATGCCCATGACCACGAAAAATATCCTCGACGCGGAAGAGGCGGCAAAGCTCGACCTTAACTGGATGATCGCCGAAAAGTTATGCGACGAAATAACAGCGGACGGAAGAGCGGTTTCAAACAACCGCTTTAAATTGACAATACAAATAAAAAGCAAAGGGAAAACGATCTACAGCGGCGAGTTTTCAATTCCCTGGAAGGCAGGTTCTTATGGCACAGTTTGAAAACAAAACAATCGAGGAGATCAGAGACCTTATTATAAATGCCATTAAAAGCAAATTCAATCTGGTATTCAGACTCCTTCCGAAGTCTTTTCTTTTTACCACGGCGACCGTGCTGGCAGGCGTTTTTGTTACCTGCTATAAACAAATCGCGTGGGTTTTCTTGCAGTTATTTCCCGAAAGCGCGTATTGGGAAACCGTCACGGCCCTGGGCCTTCCGATCCGGCCATTAATAAAATGGGGCGTTCTCATCGGGGTAGGGGAGCCGCTCGTCGGGAAGCAGTGGAAAGGAAACCTGACCGTGGTTCCTTCAGGCTCCGGAACCCTAATCGCCGGAACCCAGCTTAAAAGCGAGATCACGGGATGCCTGTATATAACCGAAGAGAGCGTTCCCATAGAAGGGAGCGCCGTAACCGTTCCGGCGATATGCGCGGATACAGGGGCCACAGGGAACCTTGAGGCCGGCGACAGGATCGATTTCGTACAACCGCTCGGAAACGTGCAAAAGACCGCCACAGTGGGCGCTGTGACCGCTTACGGGCGCGACAGCGAGACGGGGAGCGAATACAGGGCGCGCGTGGTGCGGAGGTTCCGCTCGCCGCCGCTGGGAGGCTCCCTTTCGGATTACCAGATGTGGTCGTGCGACGTTTCGGGCGTTCTGAACGCGTATCCTTACAGCGATCCGAATTCCGCAGCGGGTGTCCTTGTTTTCGTCGCCGGAGTGCGTCGCACCCTCGCGGGTGCGTGTGGATTGAAACTGGAACATACGAATAGCAACGGCGTCGCTCTTAGGTCGCACCCTTGCGGGTGCGTGTGGATTGAAACATCGTGTTTGACGAGCTGGGGAACTGGGTCACTGATGTCGCGTCTTCGCTGGCGCGGGGATTGAAACATAGCACATCAGAATATTATCCTTATTTAGTCGGCGTCACACCCTGTGTGGGTGTGTGGATTGAAAC